CGAGGCCGAGGACGTCAGATCGAGCAAATGCTCGACAGTATGTCCAAGAACAAAAAGGCGAAATCATCACGTAACGCGTGATCCTTTAACCTCCCGAAAGGAAAAGCATGAAGAAGTTCATTTTGGCAGTATTGTTTTCTCTGTTCTCCGTTTCCGCTTTCGCGTTCAACGACACCGTGCGTGTTCAGTGGAATGACGCCGGCGGCGAAGACTCATATCAGGTCGAGCGAAAAGACGCAGCTTGTGCTGACCCCGGTACGTTCAATCCTATAGCGACCAAACCAGCCAACACTGTAGCTCATATCGAGACGGTGCCAGCAGATGCCACGTATTGCTATCGTGTTCGCGCCGGCATCGGTGGCGAGTATGGGCCCTGGTACGAAGCGGAGTTTTATGTTCCGTCTCCGTTGAATGCTTTGACGGTGTCGGTCGGTCTCGAACCTTAATATCAAGTAGTTCAAGCGTTGTTCAAAAGCTCGCCCCTCCGGGGGCGTGCTTTGCATAAGGGGTGACATGGACATCATACGTATAGCAAAGGATTTCCTGAGAAGTCGCCGGCATCAGTACATCAGGACGTTCGATTCAGAGTCGGGCAAAGCGGTTCTCGCCGATCTGGCGAAGTTTTGCCGAGCACATGAATCAACTTACCATCCGCAGTTCTCGGACCAGTTGGATGGGCGTAGGGAAGTGTGGTTGCGGATTCAGCAGCACATTAATTTGACTGACGCGCAACTGTGGGAATTGTACAAAGGAAAGGGTGAAAATGGCTGAAGGTGAAGGTGGTGAAAGCAATGTGGGGGATGTTAATCCTCAGGGTGCTGCAGGTAATCCTGGTGGCGCTGGTGGTGTGGTGGATGGTGGCGCCGCTGATTCTGGATCTCCGGATCCGTGGTCTACACTGGTAGGATCCCTCGACGAGGACTCCCGCGGATATGTGCAGGCGAAGGGTTTTGATGGGCTAGACTCGGCCATCAACAGCTACCGAAACCTCGAGAAAGCAATCGGCATCCCGAAAGACGAGATTGCCCGCATCCCGAAGAATGGCGACCCGGAGCAGATGAAAGAGCTGTTCACTCGCTTGGGCACGCCGGCTGATCCGACTGGATACAAGGATGCCATCGAGATCCCGGAAGGCGACGACGGAGAGTTCGCTCGCCAGATCGTCCCCCTGTTTCACAAAGCTAATCTGACGGTCGACCAGGCCCGCACGCTGGCTGATGGTTGGAACGAGATGATGGGGGCGCAGGCCGAGCACAACGAAACCGAGTACGCCAACACGCTCGAGGCACAGACCAACGAACTCAAGACCGAGTGGGGCTCGAACTACGAGAACCGGATGCTGGCCGGCAAGGCGGCAATGGATGAGTTCGGTATCTCGGCTGATCAGATCGGGATGTTGGAGAAAGCCATGGGTTTCAAGGATGTGATCAAGACGTTCGCTCAAATCGGCGAGAAGCTTGGTGAGGCCTCGCTTGTTGGGGGAGAAGACGCGCTTGGCGACATCACCACCCCGGAGCAGGCACAGCATCAGCTGAACGCTCTCAAGGCGGATCCGTTGTGGGTCAAGAAGTACCAAAGCGGGGATGTCCAGGCGCGCCAGGAAATGGATCGTCTGCAGAAAATCATGTTCCCCGGCGTGATTGCGGTGTAACTATCTGATTTTGTGATACACTTCAAGTTCAAGTAGGATCCCCGGGCGTCAACAGAAGTACCGGCCCGGGGAGTTTCCGGATAAGCCAATCGGCCCCGGTGACGGCAGGCAAAGACTGCTCCTTGCCAGGACAAAGGCGAGAAGCTGGGTCCGTTTGACGGGCAACCCCTTCGAAAAACCGTTTATTTTCAACTGTTTATTTGGAGGGCTCCGTGTCCACTCAAATCCCGACTTTTTTCGTGCAGCAGTACAGCACGAACATCGAACTCCTGCTCCAGCAGAAAGGTTCGAAGCTCCGCCCGTACGTAACCTCTGGTTCGCACGTTGGTAAAGCCGCTTCCCCTGTCGATCAGATCGGCAAGATCGAAGCTCAGCTGGTTACCTCCCGCTTCAGCCCGATGAACCGTGTTGACGCCCCGACCGATCGTCGGTGGGTCTACCCGTCGGACTATGATCTGCCGCAATTGATCGACGAGTTCGATCGTCTGCGCCTGGTCGTGGATCCGAATTCCCAGTACGTCACCAACGCCGGCTACGCGCTTGGCCGGAAGATGGATGAGCTGATCATCGACTCTGTCCTTGGCACTGCCAAGACCGGAGAAACCGGTGGAACCTCAACCTCTTTCGACACCGCAAACGAAGTCGACGTCGCAGTAGGTGGCGCCAACTCGAAGCTCAACGTCCAGAAGCTCAAGGCTGTAAAAGAGATCGCCATGTCGAAAAACATCGATCTCGACAATGACCCGCTTCACATCGCTGTGCCGGCTGCAGATTACGCCGCGCTGTGGGATGAGATCCAGGTCGTCAGCGGCGACTTCAATGGCGGAGGCGCGGTGCTGAAAGATGGCAAGATCGAGTCATACCTTGGCATCAGTTTCCATCACGTCGAGCTTGTCGAAACGCAGGCCGCTGGTACCAATGAAGTCAACCTCCCGGTATGGACCATGTCCGGTCTGTACATGGGTCTGTGGAATGACATCACGACCAGCATCACGAAGCGTAACGACATCCAGGGCGAACCGTGGCAGGCATACTGCAAGGCGACCTTTGGAGCGACGCGTCTCGACGAAGACAAAGTCTTCAACATCGAGTCCTACCGGGCCTAATCAAGGAGCAATCTAATGGCTGAAGTTCTTTCAACCCAAATCGCGAACATCGAAGCGGTTCCGCAGGTCCGAAACGATCCGTGGGAAGCGCAAGGTGTTCTCAAAGAAGCAGTAGGTGTAGCAAGTCCTGCTGCAGCCCAGGCCGACACCGATATCATCCGGTTCTGCCAAGTGCCCTCCAACGCGCGAGTCTCTCAGGTGCTGATTTGTGCAGCTGACGCGACGACCGCGGGCGCCATCAACCTGGGCTTGTACAAGCCCAACAGTGAAGGTGGTGCGGTTGTTGATGCGGATCTGTTTGCATCAGCGCTGGACCTCACCGGTGGGCCTTTCAACAACGCGGACCAGACGTTTGAGTCCGGTGAGTACACCTACGCGGAGTCGGAAAAGCCGCTGTGGGAAGTTCTTGGACTTACCGAAGACCCGCACATCATGTACGATGTTGTTGCTGACATCTCGACCACCTTCAACGGTGGCCCGACGTCAATTGCGGTGAAAGTTCGCTACACCGTGTAACACCCTGGGGGCCGGCTCAAAAGGCTGGCCCCTTCCTTTTCGGGAGTAATTAAATGGCAGATCGTTTTTACAGTGTGGTCAAAGGCGAGAACAACGGTTACCAGGTGACTGAAGGTGCGTCGACCTCATCCGAAGCTGTCGAGCTTCGTGTCGCTGACACCATCTACACCAACAAGTTGGATGTTCTCTTGTGTCTTGAGGCAGTCAAGCAGTACCTCCAGACAAAGGAAACTTCCCCGGTAGCATAATTGAGGATCCCCCATGTCCCAAACCCATTCCGAAACCCTTCTTTCGAACGCTTCTGCGACTGGTAATGCGGTTGATTGGCCTGGTGGTGAGACGGCTATTGTCCTTTCGGGGACGTTAACTGGCGCCACCATCACGCTCCAGATCCAAGCACTCGACGGCACCTGGGTTACCACCGGGGTTAGCTTGACTGCTGTAGGTGTGGCGTCTGGTTCTGTGCCCGCTGGCCGAGTTCGAGCGCTGGTCGCTGCCGGAACGCCGAGCGGGCTTTACTGTAGCGTCCATAGGGTGCCTTCTTGATCGGAGTTTAAATGGCAAGTGAAGTCGATATCTGCAATGCTGCGCTGACGCTGATCGGCGAGCCGACAATCGACTCTCTGACTGACCCCAACAACGCGGCGGCTATCGCGTGCAACGAGGCTTACACTCGTTTGCGGGATGCCGAACTGAGAGCGCACCGTTGGGGTTTTGCTATCAAGAGAGCGCAGTTGGCCGCGACAGCGACAACGCCCCTGTTTGGTAAGGCGAACTACTTCCCTGTACCGTCAGACTTCCTGCGCCGGCTAGAGCTTGACCCGTATTACCAGAGCAACCTCGACGACGACATCATAGAGAATACCGGCACAGCGGTGGCCATCGCTTCCGATTCATCGTCTCCGCTCAGCATCCGGTACATCGCGCGGATCACGGATCCGAACAAGTTCGACCCGCTGTTCAATGACGCGCTGTCGGCGAAGATCGCGAAAACCATCAACTTCAAAATCACCCAGTCGCAAGGGTTGAACCAGCAACTGGCGATGAACTACGAGGATGCCATAGCGCAAGCGCGGCGGATCAATGCCATCGAGAAACCTCCGGTTGTGCCAGTGGCGGATCCGTGGATCACGGTGAGGTCGTAACATGTCCAGAGTCTCTCCTGGGCAGTACAACTTCAGCGGTGGGGAATTCTCCCCGCTTCTTGCAGGTAGGGTAGACGCCGAACGGTACGCTTCCGGGTTGGATACCTGCCTTGGGTTTATCCCTCTTTTGCAGGGGCCGGTACTCCGGTGCCCTGGTACTCGCTTCCGCGGATATACTGCAGATGTCGGGAATGTCACCGGGCGGCTGCAGCGGTTCCAGTTCTCCACGACGCAGTCATACATGCTTGTGTTCACCAACAACAAGCTTCAGATCTACTACGCAAGTGGAGAGCCTGTTCTCGAAGCCTCGCAAGCTATCACGGGGGTAACCCAGGCGAACCCGGGAGTGGTCACATATTCCGGCGCTGACAACTATGCGAACGGCGACGAGGTCATACTTGACGGCATCGTGGGTATGACTGAGCTGAACGGCCGGCGTTTCATCGTGGCGAATGTCGACACTGGGGCCAACACCTTCGAACTCACCGACCAAGGGGGGTCGAACGTTGACACGTCAGGGTACACAGCCTACTCGAGCGACGGCACGGTCGAAGAGGTGTACACCGTCACGACCACCTACACCACCGCAGAACTGTTTCAGCTGGTCATGGTTCAGTCGGCAGACGTTCTGTACATCACCCATCCCGACCACAAGCCAGCCAAGCTCACCAGAACGGGGAACACTGCGTGGACGCTCACAGACATTACGTTCACTGACGGCCCGTATGATCTGCTGAACTCTGGGGACACCACGATCACTCCCTCCGCGACAACCGGAGCCGGGATCACGCTGACCGCAAGCGCCGTGACTGGGATTAACAGTGACCAGGGTTTTCTGTCCACAGATGTCGGGCGTTTCGTTCGCTTGCGTCACACGGCAACGTGGGGGTATGCCCTCATAACTGCCTGGACCAGCTCGACGGTGGTGACAGCGACTGTGATCAACGACTTTGGAGCGACCACAGCCACTGCTTTCTGGCGTTTGGGTGTCTGGTCTGACACGACAGGGTACCCAGCGGTATGTCAGTTCCACGACGATCGGCTGTGGTACGGGGGTGCCGATGGGTTTCCCCAGCGCATCGATGGGTCCAGAGTTGCTGACTATGATGCCTTCGCGCCGACTGAGACTGATGCGGTGGTGCTGGACGACAACGCTGTCGGCGTCACTCTGCAGTCCCAGGACGTCCAGCGGGTTCGGTGGATTGCGTCTTCGAATGAAGGGTTGCTTGTAGGGACGGTTTCCTCGGAGTTTCTTGTCGCCCCCAGTGAAGTGGGCGCATCGATAGTGCCTGGTGACGTAACTGCGAAGCCGGTCACTTACCACGGGTCCACGACGATCCAGACCATCCAGGCTGATAACGCCACGATCTTTGTGCAGCGCGCCGGCCGGAAGATCCGGGAGGTCAACGCGAACCTGACAGCATCCGGGTTTATCGCCCCTGACCTGACGCAGATCGCAGAGCACATCACCGAGTCAGGGATCACGCAGCTTGCCTTCCAGCAAGAGCCTCACAGCCTTGTGTGGGCCACCCGGACTGACGGGGTGCTTGTCAGCATAACGTACGAAAGAGACGCCCAGGGTGGCCTCAAAGCGGCTGCAGCGCGCCGGGTGTTGGGCGGCACATCTAACGTCGGGGGGTCCGCGGCTGAGGCTATTTCAGTCCAGTCACTGCCCAACGAAGACGGCACCAAAGATATTCTGTGGGTTTTGGTGAAGCGGTACGTCAACGGAAACACTTACTTCTGCGTCGAGACGATAGAGTTCGAGGACCAGAATAGCGCGGAGCAGGAAGATTTCATGTACCTGGACTCGGCGATCATCTACGATAGCTCATCTTCGGACACCATCACCGGGCTGTGGCACTTGGAAGGTGAGACGGTTGCTGTGTTGTCAGATGGTTTTGTGCAGCCGGATGTGACTGTCTCCGGAGGGCAGGTAACTCTGGAGCAGGCCGCATCTGTGGTGCATCTAGGATATAATTTCAACAGCAGAATCAAGCTGTTACGACCGGAGGCTGGTTCCCAAATCGGGACCGCAATCGGCAAGACCAGACGGGTTCATCGAGTGGCGATTCAGTTGCTGCGATCGATGGGGATGTCTATCGGAGAGAACTTCACTGACATGAAGGATCTCATTTTCA